TTTTGGTTAATGTTTGTTCGTTTTGTTGTGTGTATATTCACTCTGAAGGCACACTATAGCAACTTAATAATCGATTATATTTCGATATTTATTTTGTATATAAATCATTGATTTACTTGCTATTTTTGACGATTCTACACACGTCTTCTCCGAAAGCTAAACCCAGACTTGAGCCGTTCTGCCAGCGCACATGAATCGTTGCAATATCATCGACATGCATGACGGTTCCGAGAGTTCCCGGAGGAGGTGCATGCTCGTCATTCATGTGTACCAGTTCAACTACGGTACCCTTGGGAAATTCCCTGCGGAGACGCTCCACAATTTCTTTACTCGGAAACTTCATCTTGAACCTCCTTTGGATCTTCCTTCACCGTCTTGAAGGCTGAACTGCCGTCAAGGTTGGAAAGCAGAATTTTGCGGCTCTGTTTGAACTCATTCCCGATAAACCCCAGTCGGAGCAGAAAACATCTGAAAGCGTACTTCTCGTTGTTTACTTCCCTGACCTTTGCCGTGACTCGTTTCTGCTCGGTGCTCATTTTGCAGATGGCGGCAATGAACTGTGTGTAAGCCATGGCATGGTCAGGAGCTGGATCAATGAACCAAGGGAAGGATACTCTGTCCTCATGGATTTCAAAGGCAAGGCTGTCAATCCCGAGTGCCTTGCGGATGAGTGCCCCCTTGGCATCAAGGAGCTTCTGCAGGTTTTCTGTGTTTACCCTGTCGGCAGGAATCTCAATGGTGAGGATATTCGGCTCAGGAACTTTAAGTTCCTTTCCTTCAGACTTATCGGCAGTTCCTTCAAAGCCTGCCTCGGCAAGTTCATTTAAAAGCTCCCCGGCATCAATCTTGTCATCGTAAACCAGAGCTCCTTCAGCGGTTACCGTGAAGTCTCCAATCACAAAATTGGTGGTCGGCATGCCCTGGTATTCAGCCTTGATTCCGGTAATCCTTGAGATAGCCTTGACCAGCTCCTTGCGCTCTGCGCCTTTGAGGTTAAAATCGATCTTCATCGTTATGTCTCCGTGTTTGTGTTCGTTTTCGTTAGGGACATATTTGCTCTGTCAAAACACTATATCAAGTCAATTTATGGAACTTTAACAACTATATTTAGTGTTACTTGATTACCATCAACTAATGTTTTTCAGCATGCTGAGCAATACAGAAAAGGAGTCCCGGAACCGTCAAAGAGACTGCTGAGGGTTAATTTACTCACCGCCATCTGTCTGTTCCTCCGGTATTTCCACATCGGCGTAATTTAATTTCACACCGTCGCGAATTACGAATACATCATCAGTGCAACCGTTTTTCTGCTGAATGTATCTCTTCACCGCCACGTCTACGAACTTAGGCTCAATCTCCACGCCGTAGCAGATCCGTTCCGTCTGCTCGCAGGCAATGAGCGTTGATGCCGAACCCAGGAATCCGTCAAGGACGATGCCGTTGGTCTGGGTGGAAAGTTTTACGAGATAGGCAATGAGCGGTACCGGCTTGCTGCTCGGATGCCCAAAGCCGTCCTCCTTCGAGTTTCTGATCCCATCAAACTCAAACACTACGGTCTGTTTCTGATCTCCGTACCACTTATGAGTGCCGTCCTTGCGCCAGCCGTAGATGATTGGCTCCATGTTGTATTTCCAGTCGGTTCTTGAAAGCGGGAATCTCGGCTTCTTCCAAATCAGACCGGCACCAACCTTGAACCCTGCATCCTCAAAGGCATCATAGAAAATGCGGGACTTGGAGGTGGCGTAGAACTCGTAGAAGGACGCATCCTTTGCCATGCTGTTTTTGAAGTTGGCAAAGACCTTCATCAGAAACTCATAGGCTGACTTGTCATCAAGATTGTCGTTTCTGATTTTGCCGGAGGCATTTTGCAAATCCACAAAGTACGGAGCATCGGTGCAGACAAGGTTTACCTTCACGTCCCCGAGCAGATTCTGATAGGTTTCCGGCAGAGTAGAATCACCGCAGATTACGGTGTGTCTGCCAAGGTGCCAAACGTCTCCGGTTTTGGAGAAACACGGTTTCTGCAACTCTGCCTCTACATCGAAGTCATCATCTTCCCCCTCAGCATCATTTGCAAAGAGCTCTGCCAGCTCATCCTCGGAAAAGCCCGTCATGGAGAGATCAAAGCCTAAGTCCTGCAGTTCCTGCATCTCCACGGCCAGCAGTTCTTCATCCCATCCGGCATCAAGAGCCATGCGGTTGTCTGCCAGAATGTATGCTTTCTTCTGAGCCTCGGTGAGGTGATCGGCAAAGACACACGGCACTTCGGGAATGTTCTCAGCTTTTGCCGCCTGTATTCTTCCGTGCCCGGCGAGGACGTTAAAGTCCCGGTCTATGATTACCGGATTCACAAAACCGAATTCACGCAGTGAGGAGCGGAGTTTCATGATCTGCTCCGGTGAATGTGTACGTGCATTGTTCACGTAGGGGATCAGCTTATCGGTACTGACCAGCTGAAATTCTGTAGTTGTTTTCATGGGGTTCCTTAATTCTTCCTTGAGCGGAGCAGACGCTCCATCATGTCATCAGCCGGATTCGATGCTCCCGACACATCCGCAGAGCAGTTTTCCTTCACGATGCTGTAAATCTGAAACCAGAGCTGGCTGGTCTGTTTCTGGTAGCTGTGGCTCATGGCCACAAAGGGACTCTGAATCACCGAGCTCGGGCATGTCGGATGCTTGCCGCACAGACCGAACTTAGTGACCGCCTGTTCGCACTGTTTCCATCTGGCAAATGCCACTGAATACTGCTCGATGAGTTCAGAACTCACCAGACGGTCACAGCCGAGTCGGGCAAGCCACCGGTAGGTCTTGGTGTAGGTTTCGGCAGCACCGAGCGGTTTTCCGTCACGCTGGAGTTCCGAGAGATATTCATCCGGCTTTGGAATGTCCACTCCCTCCGGCTCATCACCGTCATCGGGAGTGATGTCCGGTATGTCGATTCTGGTTATGTCGCGGTGTCCGAGATTGCCCTCGAGGAGTTTTTCCAGGAGAGCCTTTGACTTACGTCCGGCACCCACTCGGGCACCGCCGCGGTTGGTTCCGTCTTTGGCCATTAAAAATCCTTATTGTTTGAAAAAATTACTGAGCAGAAAGTAGTCGGAATGCAGGCAACTCAATGGCTGAATGAAAACCGCCCGTGGTTATTACCGTTTTTGAAACTGCGTTTTTCTGCGTGGAGGCAAGGGGCCGAAGCTTTTTGATTAAAATTTCAGCGATTTTGACCGCCCCTGGGGGCTAAAAGCGGGATTAACATCGCTATTTGTGGTCGTAATCCTTTACTTTTCTGCTCCATCTGTCGCCCATTTCGCCATGAATTCGGGCATGACAGGCTTTACATACAGCTTTAAGGTTGCTTATGTCGTGAGTTCCGCCCTGAGAGAGCGGTTTAATGTGGTGAACTGCCTCGGTTGGTGTATATCTTCCTTCCGAAAGGCAGACCTCGCAGAAAGGATGCTCGGAGGCATAGGCTTTACGAATGACTGTCCATGCTTTACCGTAGCGTTTCCTTGCCTCGGGATCTCGCTGGTACTTCTCGTAGCGTCTTGCTTCTGCTTTGGCATGCTCCTCGCAGAACCTTCCGTCAGTGAGTCTCGGACATCCCGGGAAGGAGCATGGTCGTTTCGGTCTTCTTGGCATGGTTTTCTCCGGGCATAAAAAAAGCTCCACCACCGACAGGAAGCAGAGCTGAAAATGAAAAAGCTCCGAGGGATTAAACTCAGAGCTTTCATAGTTCGTTTCATTACGTCGATTATAATAGTATCAAGACTTCATAGTGTCTTTCCATGTCTTTTAGTGCCCTCAGGAAAAAAATTTTAATTCCCTTAATGCTTTCCCGTGCAGCTTGTGAATGTACCGCAATTCATAGTTCATATCTTCGGCAATCTTCTCCCAGGTTTCACAAAATACATATCGCTTAACCAGAAGATCTTCATAGTCATAATTCCCGATTTTATGGATGGCACGGGTGATGGCACACTTCACATCAACGAGATCAGCCATGGCATCACTGAGTTCCTTCTGCAGATCGATAATTTTCTGAGTACAATCCTCCAGTTTGTAATTCTCGGTGGTGCTCTTAGGCATGTCAGAATAAGTAACGCTGCAGTTGTTTACCAGACTTCTGTAATGCTCAATTTCATTCGTCAGATTGCGCACGTGGCGCTCCAGGTTAAATCCTCTCATCAAAAATTCTTTAGCGTTCATTTGTTTTCTCCTAAATCTGCTTTAACCGCATCAATCAGTGCGTTCTGAGTTAATTCCTTTTTCGACAATGCCTTAAGCACTCGCTCGTCGATGGTTCCTTTGGCAATGATGTGTTGGATCACCACAGTGCCGGAGGTCTGTCCCTGTCTCCAGAGTCTGGCATTGGTCTGCTGATAGAGCTCCAAGGACCAGGTAAGACCGAACCATACCAGTGTCGAACCACCGGATTGCAGGTTAAGTCCGTGACCGGCAGAAGCAGGGTGGATCATGGCAACAGGGATCTTTCCGGCATTCCAGTCGGTGATGTCTTTCGAGGTTTTAATCTCCCGGACATCAAACCTTTTTCTGATTCTTTCTAGGTCGTGCTTAAACCAGTAGGCCACCAGAAGGGGATTGCCGTTGGCTGACTCGATGATGTCTTCCAGGGCATCAAGCTTGCGGTCATGGAATTCCACGATGTTTTTGGTATCGTCGTAAATTGCACCGTTGGCAAGCTGACTGAGTTTGTTGGTAAGGGCTGCTGCGTTGGGAACGGTGATCTCCTCATCGGAAAGAGTCATCACCAGCTCAGACTTAAGTCTCTCGTACTGCTTTCGTTCATCATCTGACAGCACCACCTCGTACTGGGTTGAAATCAGTTCAGGCATTGTGAGGTGGTCGGTACACTTCATGGAGATGGTGATATCCGAGATGCGGCGGTAGATTTCCTCTTCAGCTCCTTCCCTCGGCTTGTAGGAAAACACCTGCTGGGCGTTCCTCTTGTCGGGCATGAAGTAGCATTCTCTGTATCTCGTGATGAACTTTCCCAGGCGTTCGCCCATATCAAGCAGTCTGAACTCTGACCATAAGTCCATCAGACCGTTTGATGAAGGAGTACCGGTAAGACCTACGATGCGCTTAACCTTTGGACGTACCTTCATCAGAGCTTTGAATCGTTTGGCGGTGTGGTTTTTGAAGGAAGACAGCTCATCGATAACCACCATGTCGTAGTCAAAATTACCGCTCTCGACAAGCCACTGGATGTTTTCCCGGTTGATGATGGTTATGTCGGCATTCTTTGCAAGTGCCGCTTTGCGTTCTGCCAGAGTACCAACAGCCACGGTGTAGGTTAGGTGTTTGAGGTGTTCCCACTTGCTGATTTCCATAGGCCATGAGTCTCTGGCTACTCGTAAGGGACCGATGATCAGTGCTTTGCTGATCTCGAAGGAATCGAACATAAGTTCAGAGATTGCCGTCAGAGAAATTATCGTCTTACCCATACCAAGCCCAAGAAGAACCGCTGCCACATGGTGTTCTTCGATGTAGTTAATGGCATAAGCCTGATAATCATGGGGTTTGAAGTTCATTCAGCATTCCTCCTATCTGTTCAATTCCATCAATCACATACACCCGAAAGCCTAACCGCCTTAACATCTCATGCCTTGCCACCTGCAATGCTCTCGGATGCATCCCGGGGGCTTTGAGTTCAGCAAAGGCAAACACACCATTGGGAAGCAGCACCAGGCGATCGGGCATTCCGGCATAACCGGGAGACACGAACTTCGGCGCAATGCCTCCTCTGGCCTTCACGGCAGTTACCAGTTTCCTCTCAATAAATTTCTCGTTCACAGTAATTCCTCCACCGGATCTGCCAAATCGAAAGCCACATAAACTGCAGAATAGAAATCACGAATGGGGCGACCTTTGTACCGGGAGATTGATTTCTCATTGCACCTTACGTAGTGCCTGTTTCCGGGATAAACCGAGATCCATATTCTTTGGCCCCTGTGCATTCTGGTGTAAGTGCGGAGAGCACCCATTGGAGCTGTCTCCTTCCATTCCCCGGCAACGAAATTCTTTCTGCGTTTGGCTCGATTCTTCATCTGACGCTCACGCTCCTTCGCAGCCAGAATATCGCCCTGCATAACGCCGGCACAGATACATCCGACACAAACATCTTCGAAATAAAGGTCGTGATCCATCACATGGATAAATCGAACCTTACTGCAATCGCACAGCTCACATGTTGCCAGTGGAGCATCCTCGTCATCCTCGCGTACATCGATGATTTTCTTGCAGAACCATCCGTCTAAGGGTGCTCGCCATTCTTTCAGTCTTTTCTGGCATTTTGCGAGATAAAACTCGCTGTAATTTTCTTCCAATTTTTTCTCCGTCAAGAGGGGCGCGGATTGCTGTTCCGCACCCCCGGTTTTATGGCTCTGTGCAAGGTGTCGCAATGTGTTCTATAAAACTCCTCTATATATAAATTTTTCTCTTTAATTTTCCCCTAAGGGACTTTCTATATAACAGATTGCTACACCTTGCAAAGCCTTGATTTATAAGGGTTTTAACTTTTTGGGTACAAAGTGTCGCAAGGTATAGCAATGTGTATCACTTGATGACTTTTTAACCAAAAGTCACTTTGCGAACACACCTTGCTACACTTTGCTACAGGTGGTCGTTAATTCAGGAAATCTCCGCTCAGACGCAGCCCTTTGATGAACCTTTTTCGCTCAAACATGATGCGTTCAAACCCGGCTCTCTCGAGTGCTGAATAGAAGTCTCCCGTATTGCGGACATACTCCCCGGTTTCAAGACAATATGTCCGGTATCCCTGATATAGCTCAGATGAACTTACCCGGAACTCTTCTCCCACCTCGCACTTATCCTCAAGGAAGTGTCCGAACCAGTTGTTCTGCTCCCTGTATGCCTCAATGGCCTGTCGGACGCATGGCGGTACGGGAACCTTGAAGTCGAGCTCGATTGCCTTCCTGGCACCCTCGATAAGCCACGCCAGGATAGCCTCCCCGGCATTTTCGAAGAGGTATTTGGCATAGTTTTTCCGGTCTCCCTCGCCCTCAATTTTTGCGTTGAACGGGATAACGATAAGTCTTCGCCAGATACCGTCATCAGAGGCACTCACCCTTGGCAGGTGATTGGTATAGAGCACCAGGGTGTGGCATGGATTGAAGGAGAAAGGATCTTTGTATTTCTTTTCCGCGAAGATCTTGTCAGTTGAACAGAGCTGCTTTACCACAGAGTCATTAAGCCTTGCTCCTTCCTGCATCTCCGAGGCGATAAGGAGTCGCTTTCCCTTGGCCTCTGCGAGTTCAGGTTTAATGTTCCTGTGGCATCCCGTGGTGAGTGCGTCTGCTGAGATGTTGCCACTGTAGGAACCCAGCACCATGGCTATGACGTTCCAGAAGGTGGACTTACCGTTGCGGCCGATGCCGAGTGCGATAAATAGTGCCTCCACCAGTACCATGCCGATGATTGCGATACCGCAGTTAATTTGAACGTACTCAATCAGTAATTTGTCTCGACAGAAAAACAGATTAAGGGCATCGTTCCAGAGTTTCTCTCCTTTAGTGCCGGGAGACACAGCGGTCATTTTGGTAATGAAGTCATCCGGTGAGTGTTCTCTTGCGCCTTTTAGTCCCTTGCGCAGGTCGTATGTGGCTGTCGGGGTACACAGAACATAAGGATCTGAGTCCAGCTCGTTTGGTGATATTTCCAGCTTCGGCCGGGCTTCCTTAAGTACCGCGGTTACATTCTTGGATTCACGGCAGCGCATGGTAAAAGCACGGTATGTGTTTGCGGCGTTTAAGGCTTCAAGAGCTTCTGTCTGCTCATCGTTCATCAGACTGGCGGCTTTCTTTTTGGAACTTGCGGTATCAAGTATTTCCTGAGCGCCGCATTCATCCATGTGGACAAGAGCCTTCATGATTTCCACATTGGCTTCTTCCAGCTGTCGCCGGGTAAGTTCATGAGCCACTGCCTGGGCTCCGGATTCGGTTTCCTTCCAGTAGTTATCCACATAGCGGATATAGTGAGTGGCAGGAGAGTACCGGAGTTCATTCCCGAAAATCTTGGCCAGCACCTCAGCCTGCCCAACATCGGAGTAATCTTCCGGCTTGTAGCTGACCTCGGTGTTGTAGGTATCGGGATCAACATAACCCTCCTGTTTCTGCACCCCGGCAAAGAACCTTTGAGCGCTATGCCAGATTGTCTGAAGCTCTTCATCAGGAAGTGGCGGACTGCATTTGGCTGCTTCATCCATAAAGCACTGGTAGGCCTTGTCTGTATCTCCGAACTTCTTGATGATCTTCCCGGCATACTGGCTCATGGTGCTGTTGCGGCTGCCTTCCTGAATTACCCGGCTTCCGTACTGTCCCTGATTAAGATCCTTATCGAACGGTGCAGCATCCTGCAGAAATTCCGTAAGGTTCATAAAGCCTTTATGGAATTCCACCTTCGGATCTGATGTGCCGTAAAAGAACCGGGCGGCATCAAGGGCGTTGGTGTCGAAATAAGGAAAGATTCCGTTCACCACAGTTTTCAGATTCGCATAGGCGGCATGATCGGTCATGCGCTCAATCGGAAACAGAATATGGAATCTTGGCCGTGCAGACTTGTTGTCCTTCACTCTGTTATGGTGCTGACTGTAATGAACGAAAAAGGTAACATTCGGAAATGCCTGTGCCACATCATCCGGGGTAATCCACTCAGCCGGATTCTCGGAGTGGTCGTTGTCGCAGTCCACCGGCAGACAGTCGCTGCTTATGAAATTATCCTTGCTGCGGTAGTTTCCCTTGTACTCGGCGCATACATAGTCACGGATTACTGCCGAAAGCAGAGTCTTCTCATCGGTTACCTCGACGTGGTTCGGATACAGACAGTTCCATTTGATGCCGATAACATTGGCACGGTAAAGGTTGATCATTGCCATCAGTCCACAACCTCCGCTGATTCTTCTTCCAGAACCTTAACCACGAACTTCAGTGCTCTGATGATGGTTTCAAGCTCGCAGTCACCACCAAGAATGAACTCAGCACTTTCAGTGTTGTTGCTGTAAGGCCTGCGGGAGGTCTTAACAAACATGTCGGTATTACCGATGTTGGTGATGCGGAAATAGGTACGGCTGCCGTGTTCGGCATTGCCGCCCTTAAAGCCGTTGGTGCCGGCTTCGACCTCCAGCATATTTGCACCGGTTATTTCCCGAGTGAAGGTGGTAATCCTGGTTCCGTCCGGCAGAACTTTCTGTTTTTCTTTGATTTCAAACATAAAAAACTCCTGAAAATAGGTTAAGAAACATGAAGGCTTTTACGGGCCTTCATTTACTACTGGACATGAAGGGCGATTTTGAGCGGATTTATTTTCAGAATACTTGTTGGGCGGTTAAGAAGTGAGCAAATATAGAGGGGTGAACGACCGAAAATTAACTTAATCGAGGCAGATCGACTGAGTAGCAAACGTGGTTTAAATTTAAGCTGATTTCAATGAAATGTAGGTTGCCCCTCTGTTTTAGCCGTTGACATGCTTGATTTACAAAGTCAATTCATTCATCATGCTGTTAACTGTCAGAGTACAAAGAGAGAGGTTTAATTACATGAATAAACAGGAACTTATTGAAATAATCGCTGAAAAGAGTCATACGACCAAGTCAGACAGCAAAAAGATGCTTGATGCCTTTTTAGAAACTGTAACTGAAACATTAGCCCAAGGTGACAGTGTTCAGCTCGTTGGTTTCGGAACTTTTAAGACTTCTGAGAGAAAGGCTCGCAGCGGTCGTAACCCTCGTACCGGTGAGGCTGTTGAAATCCCGGCAAAGAGAGTACCTTCATTTACTGCAGGCAATACGCTAAAAGAAGCTGTGCAGTCAGACAAGTAATCACATATTCCTTAATGCGGGAGCTGTGCTTAATTCCAAATAACTTGATCGGTGCTGACCGACTAAGTCACCGACCAAGATACCGATCAAGTTAAGGCGCTAATCCTTTTTGTAGTAGGGCGATGTGTAACCGCTGGCGGTAAGGATTAAGCCTTCAGCCCATGGCGGAGTTCTTCCCATCTGTTCACAAAGAGCATCCAGACTTACGCGGGGATCTGCCTCGATGACCACTTCATCATGTATGTGCATAACTATGCTGCAGCACCGTAAAGTCTTCATGGCAAAACACAGAATGTCTCTGGCTGTTGCCTGGACGATGTTTTCCACGAACTTGGGACCGTAGGATTCGAGACGTTCCCACTTTTTGGTAGCACCGATGCCTTCATAGGTAATGCTTTCACCGCCGAACTGGTTCATGCCGATACGAGGTTTAACGTAGGCGAGCTTTCTGCCGGAGGGCAGGGTGATAAACAGCATGCCGCTTTTGAACGAGAAAGTGATGCCGTGAGTTTCGGTGGTGGTTCTTTTATTCACTGCTTCCATAACTGCGTTATCCACAGCCCACCAGAATTTCACAATATTTGGATTGGCGTTTCTCCAGGCGTTGACGAGGGGCTGTAACTCCTCCTCCTTAAGCCCCATCTCAAGTGCTCCCATGACCTTTAATGCGCCCATACCCCCGCCGTAACCAAGGGCCAGCTCCGCTATTTTCCCTTTTTGCCTCAGATGACCATTGATACCATGCTTTTCCACCGGAACCTTAAACATCTGACTGGCACTGGCGCAATAGATATCACCGCCTTTACGGAATACCTCAGACCGCCATTTTTCACCAGCAAACCACGCAATCACTCTGGCCTCAATGGCTGAAAAGTCCGCTACATAAAAGAGTTTTCCCTTCGGAGGCACAAAGGCTGTTCTTACGAGCTGGGAGAGCGTATCCGGTACATCATCGTAGAGCATAGATACAGCGTCATAGTCTCCGGTTTTGATAAGCGCACGAGCCTGATCTAAATCGCTCATGCTGTTACGGGCAAGATTCTGCAACTGAATGATTTTGCTTGAGAACCGCCCGGTGCGATTGGCACCGTAGAAGCTAAAAAGTCCCCTGGCTCTGCCGTCGGCACATACAGCATTCTGCATAGCCTGGTACTTTCTCACTGATGACTTGGCAAGTTGCTGCCGGAGTGTCAGCACTCTGATGAGTTCCGGCGGGGCATTCTTCATAAGTTCAGCCACGGCTTTCTTATCAAGGCTTTCAGTCATAAGACCGTTATTTGCCAGCCAGTCCTTCATCTGCTGGACTGAGTTGGGATTTTCAAGCTGAGTAAATTCCCTCATGGTACTTATGAGCTCATTTCGCGAGCGTTCATCAATGGCAATCGCCTGACGTACCAGTTCCATGTCGATTTTTACGCCGCGGTCGTTAATCTCCTGGTCGAGGTGGTATTCCTCCCAGACGAAGTCCGGTACCGGGAACTTACTCAGTCTCTGCTGTATTCCCATTTCGGTTTCCACGTCCCGGATGTTGTAGCGTTTGAACATTTCCCACTTGTCGGGAGCATGGCAGGGGAGATTTCTGGTTCTGCCGCTGTTTGCCTGAGTGGGGGAGCACGGCTTGCAGAAATAGCGGATGAGTTCCTTACCTTCCGTGAGTTTCTGCTTGTCGAGTCCCAGTACCGCACCGGCTCCTTCGAGTGAAAACGGCAGTCCCAGAGTTGCCGCCCACACCATGTCGCACCGCCAGCCTTCGGGATTGAGATAACCGGTTAGTAAGCCTAAGTCGCGCAAGTATCTGGACAGACATACACGCTCAAAGTTTGCATGCCACGCCCATTTGATGACTCTGTCATCGGTCACGGCCTTGATGATTTCCCTGGGAAGTTTTTCTCCGGAGGCGAGATCAGCAAGCTGTACCTCACCACCATCTACACTGTAGGCAAAGAGCAGAATTTCAAAATCGGGAGCCTCGCAGTAGCGGTAGACTCCGCATTTCCTTAAGTCCTCACTGCTGTATGTTTCGAGATCACAAGATAGTGTTTCCATAAAATTCTCCTGTCAAAAAAGGGCAGCAGTCAAAACCACTACCCTTACTAAATCGTTACAAGTTATCTGGTGCTACCAGACACGACGCTTTCTGCGTTTCAGGAACTCGGTAAAGAGAAATCCAAGGAACTCAAACAGGATTGCTGCCACTACGCCGGTAAACAAACCGGAGCCAAAGCCCATCAGAAAGATTTCACCTGAATCCATGATGCCTCCTAACCTAAAAAGTCTTCATCTTCTTCAGTGGCAAAATCGCTCTCGGCGCTCGCTCTGCCGCCAAGCGGTTCACCGTCCCTAATCTTCTGCAGATTGTTAAGACCGCAGGCAATACCCTTATTGCCGTTGGCATTGAATGCATAGAAACTGATGGAGGCTCTGCCGTAACAGCCGGAGTAGACTTCAGACTTGTCGAGGATTTCATTCCTGTTGGCATCAACCACACCGGGAGCAGTGGTAGAGTTGGCGTTGACAAAATACGCATTGGCGTAAGCAGGATCATCCGGACGTTCCAAATCACCGTCACGAAGCGGAGTTCTGAGAGTGCTGAGCGCAGGTACGGACTTGGCGTTGCCCTTAAGCTTTGACTGACCATCACGGTAGGCCTCTTCAATGGCAGCCTTGATTTTGCCAACGGTTACGGTGTCAGACTTTGGGATGATGAGAGACACACTGAACTTAGGCTTGCCGCCTTCCATAGCTTTTGCTTCCCACACATTTGCGTAGGACCATCTGGTGTTAACACCTGTTATTACTTTTGTAGCCATAATCTATTCTTCCTTAAAATCTAAAGATGCACTTGAAACTGCCGGTCTTTTATCGCTCTCCGGTACGAGCGTTGGTTTGCCTTTCGACTTGGCAATAAGTCCTGAAAGAAGTTCGTCAAACTTTGCCTTTCCGAGAAGTTTCTGCATGGCGGTGATGCCTATGAGTTTCTTCTCGAACGGATCGAACCCTGCCTCGCATACAGCCTTGATTACCTTGTCCTCGCTGGTGAATTTTCTAACTGAACGTCCTTCCACGAGCTTCCATCCGTGCCATTCCTTACCGCCGATGGCCTGTTTCAAGGCATATTCCTTGATGTCATTTGCCCATGCTGTAAGTTCATCTACCTGGGAAAGGATCACTTCGATTTCAATGTCCTCAAGTAGATCTGGAAGTTTGAAATCATGCTTTGCCAGCAGAAGGTTGGCCTCGGCTCTGGCACGGCAGGCGTGTTTGGCTTTACAGAATCCGCACCATTCACCGGCACAGAATTTTCCTTCACCGGCAAATGCCAGAGAGGCAATAGGCTTCAGAGTGTTTTCAGCCCATTGGAGGAGTTCTTCCCGGGAAATCTCCCAGGTGCTGATGTTCTCCCGGCGGGGCTGGTAGATGGTCATGCTGACCTTTTCGATGTCATAAAGAACATCGAAGATTTCCAGCGCACCAAGGGCATAGCACTTCATCTGCGGATTGTTTTCAGCCTCGACAAGAACACCGAGA